AACCACACTTTGTGCATCGCTGCACCGATTCTTGTGTGTCAGTCTGTTCTGCTAGGTTCTTTGTTCCAACAGCACAACACTTTAGGCATTGAAATACTCTAAAGCCTTCGTGCGTTTCAAACTCATCAAGCCATACAAACTCACTCCTGGATGAACAAAAGTTGCATCTAAAGTTAGGCATCTTTGCCCCATCCTTTGCCCCTAAAGATTGCTGGCACAGCTGTATAGACACGCCTTAATTTAGCCCCACATACTTGACAACAAGGGATTTCGTGCTCCATTGGAAGATCCAATACAATACTCAACCCCTCGCCATCACATTCGTATTCGTAATTAGGCATTCAAATTCCTATTTACCGGATAAGGAATTCTGTTGATTGTGTGGCACACATAGCATCGAAGCAGATCGCCCTCATGAAGTAATCTGTCATCATTGCAAGTGTCGCATTTAATTGTTGATGGCTCTACCTTAACTCCATCATCTGTAAAAGTTGCAGTTAGACCAGAGCCGTCAATGATTTGTAATTCACCCATTTATTCACCTCCTTCAAAATACCATTTCCCATTGGCTGTAAGTTTTGCCCAAGAAGGTGGGCATTCTTTTGCTTTGCAAACATAACCATAATATGGCTTGCCTCCTTTAGAGATTCCCTCTTTCAGAATTTGACCATGCTGACATGCCGGTGGCTCATTAGGAATTGATGAACCAATCTCAGCAACAACATCGCCAACAGACCATACAACCGGATCAACAGGTTTATCAGCTGCAAAACTATCTCTTAGAATAGTTTCAATTTGTGCTGACTTAGATCCTGCCTTGCCATACATATTTTGGCGGCTCTCTAACTTTTCCTTAAAAGATTGATCTGCCTTGACAGTTTCCATGCTGTCTTTCGTAGCAGTCTTATTTGATCCTTTTAGAATTATTATTGCCCTTCCCAAACTACTGCTAGCTGTATCCTCTACATACCATTTTTTCATATTAGCCATATATGTTTCCCTTGATCCAAAGGCAATGTTGCTAACTGCCGGTGCTGAATCTGTTGCATCTCGCCACAAGGTCGCTTGCACCAAGATATAACCCTTTTCAGGATCATGACTAATTACAGAAATATCAGATCTACCCATTGGATAATTGGCAATAAACCATTTGTTAAGAGTTGCCACATCCTCATAATCCTCAAGATTAAATGCCATTACTTATCACCCCATTCAAATTGGTCATCTTTGACTGCTTCGAGAACTGTGTTATATACAGCCCCATAGGCAATGAAGTCTTTGATACTGTCGTAATGATCTGAGGTTTCACTAAGCCGAGAAACCTTGACAAGTGCCATGCATAATGCAGCTTGGTGTGGTGTGATTGGAAAATCGAGATATGCAGACCAAAGACCTGCAATTCGTTTGTGGTTATAGTATGGATGTCCATAGACACTTCCACGCTGTTGGATCGTAGTAATGACATCATCAAGCAATTGCTCAGTTTTTGTCATAGTCAAATACTTCATCAGACTTTTGCTTGTTATCAATCATACGGCGGTGCATATCCCACCCATCCTTACGACCAATCCAGTAGTAGCGATTTTGTGCGCTAAGTTTGATTTCATGAATAATCCATGCGCCGATACCTAAACCCATGAATATCCAAGCCAGTTGTAGCATGTCATCTTTTGCGGTCATTTTGTTGCCATCTCCCTTATTGCTTTTGGCATCGCAACCGGATTTCGGTCATCGATTACTGTATATCTTGCTCCTGACGGATGAATTGATGGTGCAGTTGCAACATAACCCTTCCACTTAATATCAATTCCATCAACTAACTTACCTTTGAAAACATCAGATTTATCAGTTGTGTAATAGAGGTGCAAGCCATCACCAGTTTGAACTGTATAGGTTGGCTCGAACTCTGGCAGTAATTGACCGCCATTGCGGTAATCAATATCAAATACAACTAAGCCTGACTGATAACAGGCTATTCCAATGTTGATATTTTCATCATAGTCAAACCAAAAGTTGATAAGTTTCTGGTCGGTTGTAGCTGATAGGTAAGCCCTTTGAGCCAAGTCAAAGTGCGGATCTTTTTTTCTTGGTTTTAATGGCAAAACTGCCCATCCTCGTTCAGCGTAATCTAAAGCTGCGCCTCTATTGCTAAGGTCTAATTTCATGAGTTTGCAATCATCAATTTCATTTTGCTTATGCTGTTTTCATACGCATCGCAATAGATAAAACCTTCGGTAGATCCATGTTGGCTAAAATCGTATTCAGCTGCAATTTGGCATTCTATACACTTTTCATAATTTGCTTTTTGCATTTTTGTGCTTTTCATGTCGCTCCCTACATATCCACAGCATCTCTGTGAATACATAAAGTTTGACCTAAATCAAGTTTTTAAGCCAATAATTTATCGGCGTGTTTTATAACGATTAGATAACGCCAATATCCTCAACATCATCGATATGGTCATCAATCGTGCGGTCGATATAGTCTGTTTCACGCCCCATAAGACTTTCCAAGAGCTGTAAAACTGCCATCTTTATTTATTGGGATCATCTGCACATTCATATTTTTGCCATCCCAATCCATAATGACTATACCCATTTGCCAATTGGCAAGCCCTTTTGTGTAAGACGCTTTTGCTCGGTTCATGAGATTGCCAGTTTCTACTCCGTAAAGGGGTCTGTAAGCCCCGTAGAGCCCCTCTGAGTAGGCTGACATACCTAGTCTATGGGTATGACCACAAACCACGCTCTTACCAGCCTTTTTGGCTAGATTAAGGGCAGTTTGTCCAGCGTTGGGATTCATGTTGCCTTCATCGCCATGAGCCAAGATCCAGCCTTTTTCAAATTCAAAGAATGTCTTGTGGAATGTAATGCCCATAGATTCAAAATCCATAAATTTGGCATACTGCAATTCGGGAAGTGAGATCATTCCCGGAACTTTTAATAAAGTGTTATATAGGCGATCAGTATGATTACTGCGGATAATATGAGCCTCTCGGCTGTGCTCTGTGAGAGCCCAAAGTATCTCTTGAGTAGCTGTGCGGTCATCATCCAAAGTTTGTTGATAAGCCAAAGGTGTTTTTTCAGCCCAACGGCTAATGGTTTGAAAGTCGATCTCATCGCCAACGCATAGAACGCTGTCAAATCTTTCACGCTTTGCCAACTTAATAACATTCTTGACGGCTGTTTCATGATGATAGGGAATTTGCAAATCACTTATTACTAAGTATCGCTTAATCGTCATCCTCATCGTCAGTTGGATCTATGGAAGGAATAATTCCGCCATCGCCTACGATCCAATCAGGAAAAGTCTTATGCTCGGTCATCAACCAGAATGCGTGCTCTGGTGTAAATCCTGCTTTACGAGCTGCTTTATAACATTCATGCAATGCGGTGTAATGCTGATCTATCTTTGTTAATGGTTCAGGAGATTGGCGAACGACACGACGATTGATCTTTTTGCGTTTGATAGGTTTTCGAGTGTTCGCCATAAATAAAATTATCGCTTAGAGATTAAAGCAAATAGATCATCGACACGCTGTTCAAGTCGTGTAATTTGATCTTTGATCGAACTTCCAGAATTGGGCTTCAATTCTTGTAAGTAGGATTTAATAACCCAGCGCAGACCCAGCAACAAACTTGTTGATATGGCGGATACGCCAACGGCGATACCAACCCATTCGTTTGCTGTCATTTCGCATTGATTCCATAATCAGCTTCTTTACCGGACTTTGGATCAAGTGCTTTTGCGATAGGTGCAACTAACGCACCGGCAAGAATTGCAAACTCTGGTCGAATATCAGCGACAATTGCCAACAAGACAGTAATGCCGGAAGCAGCCACAGCTCTTAAATATGACTTAATTGCAGCCTTGTGTTTGTTTGATAGTTTCATTAGTTGCCTCCTAGTAGTGGGATATTAAAGAACTCTCCTGATTGTTTTGGGTAAAATGAAATATGAATATGCTTAGTGTGAGGATTGATGCCCTTGTATTTACGCCAACGCCAATTTAATAGTTTGCTGGCAATATGATGATTGTGAATTACATATTTGATCCGCTTATCTGTTTTGCCAGCAATTCGGATTTGATCGGCAAGGTAGGCAGATATGCCTTCGGCTTGACCTAGATCAGCTGTAATGTCAATGGCACAAACTTCACCCGACGGCAAAGCGTTGTGATCGGATTTTACTTTTTGATGCCTAGCGTCTGAAATCCAACCATCCGATTTTCTCGATCTTTCTAAAAAACAATCATCAATTTGCTCCCGCAATTGAACAGCTGCTTTAGATAGATAGGGTTTCATCGGCACAATTCCTCAAGATTATGCTAAGAGTAATTTAGCCTCGTCAGCAGTTATGCCTAAACGCTCAAGCAATTCAGCCTTAGCCTGAGCCTTTGCTTGGGCTTCGGCTTTGCGTTGTACTGATATTGTTTTATCGGCTTCCCATTGAGCCAATTCTTCAGCGTTCATCTCTCGTTCAATTACTTCGTCAGTTTCAACATTGTGTATTTTTATCATATTCATTATTTAACCCCATAAAGTGTGTAAGTTCCACCTGAGAAAGTGCCAGGCGTAATTATGTCTATTCTGTCAATGTTATCTGCAAAACCATAACCCCAAGTCGTTAACACAATTCCATTGGTATTGTTATCCGTTTCATAAATTGCAGTTGCAAAACCAGTTTGTTTTTGCACCTTAGTATAATCTAAAAAATGAATGGTATAATGAGAATTATTTGATGCGCTCTCTTGACCCCAATATGTTATATTTACTAGAGTTGCAGTATTTCCAACATTACTAACGGAGCCGCTTCGCATAGCCTGATTAATTAATAAATGTCTTGATGCGGTTGTGTCGTTATTTATTCTGAAGTTCAAGTCTATGTCAGTTGTGAAATAGACGTTATCCAAAACTAAATATAAATCTACATATGATTGGCTAATTGAACTAATTGCAACTGAACTTCCAGATAATGTGCCAGTTGCCAATGAAGTGTAAGCACCACCACTAGCAGGTGCAGCCCATTTTAATCCAGTAGTTTCCGCACTATCGGCAGTTAAAACAGTTCCATTTGCACCGACCGCTAATCTTGCAGGTGTATCAGCAGCAGTCGCCGCAATGATATCTCCCTTAGCATCAACAATTGCATTTTGAATTGCATTAGCATCATCAGAAGTTGCCCATGCTGGCACTCCACCAACAACAGATAAAACTTGTCCAGTTGTTCCAATTCCAAGTCTTGTATTTGTATTTGCTGTTGCTGATCGATATTCAATATCGCCAAGTGTTGTAGATGGATTTAATGCTTTTGTGGTTGTATCAACAGATGAACCAAGAGTGCGGATAGCGGCTGCGCCATCCTTAACCAAATCTGTGTCATCCGGTGTTTCCCAATTATAATTCGTTGTGTTTGCCATATTAGGCTACTGCTCCTATCGCGTTTTCCCATGTTAGTATAGCGGATAAAGTGTTCCAAGCCTCTGAGGCTGATACTTGATCCCAAGCAAGTGCTACTTGAGAAAATTCAATTGGGCTTAGATTTATGGTTAAGAATAATTCGTTGAACCTAGTGCTCCAACGCCAACCTTCAACATAACCCTCAAATTGTTGAGTTGAGGCTATTTGAACAGGCAAGTCTGTTATTCGCATTGGCTGACCCACAAATATTTGAAGTAGCGCATCTCGGTCAGCATCATCAATGGCTGAGTTAGTCAATGGAAATGTAATGCTGTCAAATAAGGCTCTTGGATAAGATCTAAGGGCAATAAAGCGATCAGCCACAGCTTGAGCATCGGTAGCATCATGCAAGACTGTATTTAGGGTTTCACCTCGATAGCCAAAAGTTGCAATACTAGTCAGGTCAATTGCAGTTTTTTGTGATCCATAGTTATTGCCGTAATTAAGGATAATCTCATTGCGAACATCTGCGCCTCTAGTTAAAACCTTCAATCCTGCACCAATGGCGGTGTTTGCTGAAATCTCTGTGTATCCATTGTTGGCTAAATAATTCTGTCTGTGAGTTGTATCAGCATAGGAGATGCGACCCTCATTGTCCTCATACAAAACACCAAGTGCGCTGTTGGCGATAAGGCTTGCAATGTTGTAAGTAGTGTCAGGATCGGCAGTTCGATTTTCAAGTTCATAAACTCCGGGGCGATCAATTTCACCGAGTCCTACATTTTCAGCATTTGCCCAAGTAATTGTTGCATCGTAGCCAGACCAAGTTTCAGCTGCTGGCACTTCATTCCAATTGTTCAAAAATAACTCTGAAAGCAATTCATATATTTGATCGCCGTCATCATCTCGAGCCAATGTGCCGTCATAGATTATTTTTGGCAACTTAGCCAACGAACCTAAAGCAAGAATGGTATAAGTAAAGGTTTCAGTAATACTGCTTGCAGTTGCAACCTCTGTTGTTATGTCTGTAATGTTGCCACCAAATAAAGTTCGGTATGTGTCGGTGCTGTCTTTAACTTGGAGGGTTATTCCATCATTGACTTGCAAATTATAGTTTTCATTGTTTAAGGCAACCAATTCAATTTGCATATAAGATGGATTGGGCTGAGAGTAAATATCCTCACGACCAGCCTGATGGGCTATGTCAGATATTGCAACATTTGTGTATTCAACCGCATTGATTGTTAGTTTCCAATCGGGAGTAAATACAGTCATTATCCGCCCTTGATGCCTGAGTTATACAGCTGTGGAACTGATCTTGATGCGCTGTTATTTAATACTTTAGCAACTGATCTTGCAGCACCTTCGCTATCAATAGATGAAACATAAATGTTTGTGGTGTTGCCACCTGCTTGACCAAATGGAGTTCCAACTTGTCCAGCCAAATTTTCTAGTTTTTTGCTACTTGGAGAAATGTTAGAAATTGATCCAATATCTGCTCCGGGCTTAATCAAGTTGATAACCCTAATGCTTTCATTTGCAAGGCTTATGATTAACCCAATTGCTTCTCTTAGGAATACAATGAATCCTTGAATGATGCCAGCCACAGCAGAAATTCCTTTGCCTAGACTTTCAGCACTTCTTTGGCTCTCCTGTAATCCTGCACTTAAACCCTGATCCCCAGTTAATCCTGCAATAAATGCATTGAGAGTTGGGATACCTGTGTTATTTAAGAATCCAATAAATCGCTCAACCTGTGGTAATAAAGCAACTCCAAGACTTTCTTTTGCTTCATCAAATCCTACTTTTAATCGATCAATCTTGCCTTGGAATGTTTCAGCGTTTGCACTAGCTGATCCACCATAAAGATCTGAAAGTTTTTGTTGAACTTCAGTAAATGAAAGAGTTGCAAGTTCGCTCTTTGATAATCCAAGTCCTAATCTGCCAAGAGCTGTGGTATTGCCATCTTGAGCCTTACCTAACGCATTGGCAACCTGTTCTAAATCTTTTCCAGATCCTTTGCTTATATCTAATGCTAGGCTTAATAACTTTTGGGCTTCCTCAGTTGATTTTGTCGAAACCGCCAACCTCTGCATTGCTGGACGCAATTGGTCATCCGCCACGCCAGTTGCTAAAGATGTTTTGAGGATCATTGCCTCAGTTGCCTTTATTTGGTCATCAGTTGCCCCTGTGGCAGTCTTTAATGCTTGGGCTAACCTTAATTGTGCTTGCTCATCCTCTATTGCAGCCTTGACCCCATCAACAGCTAATTTAGTACCATAGGCAACGGCGGCGGCAGCAGCGACCGCAAATGCAGCAGCAGCTTTCTTTCCAAATGCTCCGACCTTATCTCCAAAGGTTTGTATCTCATCATCGGCTTTCTTTAATCCTTTTTGCAGATTATCAATATCAGCAGCAAGGGAAAGCGTTAAGGTTCTACTTGCCATCAGCCCACTCTTTTCTAATTTCCAAAATTATTTCTTCAAACTCTTTAATGACTGTTGGTTGTAAATGTCTGATAGTTGGATAAATAAACCAACCTCTAGATCCAGCACCTTTGCCCATTCCGCCTGACCAACGCGGAAATTGTGGGTATCTGTTTGAACCAAATTCAGTAGCTGCGCCAATACCTTTGCGATTGCCTTTAGCATCATTTCGAGTGTTAAATTGAGTTGTTGCTCCACCTGAAAACTTTTGACCAGCAAAACCAAAAGATATTTCGCCAAGTAATGATGATGCTTTTACTTTACCGCCTTGAGCAATACGATCTGCTGCTTTACCGCGAGATGAAGCAATGCGTCTAATTTCTGATAATTCTTTTTGAGCAAGTTCTTGGATTCTACGCTTTGTTTCTTTTACAGCAGTTTCGTTCATTGTTCTTAAAACAGCTGCAAATTTATTAAGTTCGCGTTTATCATAAGCAATTGAGCGTTCGGTACTAACTGCCATGTCGCGCCTCCAATACTTCGATCGCTGTTAATATGTCATCCGCATCAACCCATTCACTCATTGGAATATGAGTTGCAATTGCCAACTCAACCAATAATCTGCTTAGGCTTCCTGCTTTGTGGCTTTTGGGTCTGCATCACCGACAATGACATCGGCTACTGTTTCCATCCAAATATCCAGTGGTTTGATTGGCTTGCTTCCGGCAACTTCACGCTTATGAGCATGATAAGCCAAAAACATAAGATCCCAAATACCCAGCTTCTCGGATGCTTGTCCAATGACATGTCCTGTCTGCTTTTCCCATTTCGCCCACTCAGGCGGTTGGGCAATATATGTTGCTTGCTCGCCTGAGCTGTATTCAATTGTAATTGGTAATTTCATTTTGCTCCCGTTGCTAGTTTTTAACTAAAAGTTTCTACTACTGCGCCTTTAGATACTGTGAATGTGAATGATACTGTCTGAGCATCAACACCTGAACCACCAGCAGTTGGAAACTCAGGCTTTACTGGAAACACAAATTGTGCTCCTGATGCAGCTGTAAGTGTCATGCTGATATCTGTATCTGGTGCGCTTTCAGCAGCAGCCCATAGAGCCTCGCAAACTGAGTTTGCCTTGCCCCAATCAGCCAACATATCCAATTGGAATGTTCCTGAAATGTTTGTTGTCTTGTATGCTTCGCCATCCATAGTCTGATAAACCTGACGCTCATTGACTTTGGTTAGAACTGCATTTGTCGCTTGTGCTTGAATATCTGTTCCACCTGTGAAAGATAAACCAACATCACGACCGGTAATTACGACTGTTGCCATGATTTCTCCTTATACTGTTTGTGTGTAGTAGGTAGATACTCGAACATCTGCGATAAGCAGCGTTGATGCACCAACTTGTGAAACTGTCGGTCTTTCAACCGAGCTGACAATGTATCCAACTGGGATGACTGCCAGAACACTTATGATTAATTGCTCGATATTGTCGAGCGATGCTGGATTGCTGTTGTATGCAACTGCAACTGTGATCGTCATATTAATTTTAGCCCGAATGTTTGTTTTGCTTATTGTTTCAAATTCAAGATACGGAGAATCTGGAACGCACACAATTGCTGGGGGAATTATAGACTCTGGAACCCAAGCGTATACATTGCCCGCAACAGTAGATAAAGCAGTTGCTAAAGGTGTGCGGATTTGTTGAAGAATTGTTTCGTTAGGCATTTATTGACACATGCTTTCAGGATCAATATATGATCCCAACAAACCAACGCATTTATTGAAAAGTGATCGACCCATTCTAAATGGTGTCGCTGTAAAATCTACTCCTTCGATTTGTCCTCCGCCGGCAAGTCTGGCTTGGAAAACTTCGACTGAAACGGTATAGACGGCTGATTGAACAGCTGCATTTCCAACATAAGTTGATCCGCCAGAAAGGGCAGCAACTCCGGATGGGATGACATTAGCCTCGAGTATGTCGGCATTAGTGATTGATTGCGAAAAGGTATATTGTCCAAGATTATCTGCCAGCACAACTCTTGTTCCGTTGTAAGGGCTTCCGCATCCTGTGATGACAACTGATTGTCCTTCGGTAAATTCATGAATTCCTAGTGTTGTAAATGTAGCAACATTGTCTGACAATGAAGTCGCTTGAATTGGACTTTTGAATGTTGTAAGCATTGGCAGAATAACAGTTTCTGCTGTATCAATAATTTGGTTCAAATAAGTATCATCATATAAAGCAGACGACACGCCAAGCACGCTTCTCAGCTGTGAGGCTGTAATTATGGTTGGCATGTCATCTCCTTACTCCCTTAATGGATGCCTAGGATCGGGAGCAACCCTAGGCACTCAGTTAAACTAATTTAGTTCTTGTTGAACCAAACTCCGCCACCAGCAAGTTTTACTGCTAGTGCGCCGTAGCCGTAGTAAGCAACAGATACTTGACCAGTTGCTGTAATGTCGGAACGAAGTGTTAAGCGTGGGCTCTCATACCATGTGAAAGCATCTGGATTTACAACGATCATTGACTGATCTCCAGTTGTGTAGCCATCAAGTGAGCGAGAAACATAAAGATCCAAGCCAGCAACATTTCCACGAAGTGATGTAGGAACTACATTTCCACCAGCGTTTTGAGGTTGAGAAGCATTGTAGATTGGGCGACCGCTGTCGTTGTAGCCCATGATGTTGCCCCATTGAGTGCTATTAACAATTAAGTTGCGAGCAAATCCAAGTGAGCCAGAATAAACAGATGCAGCAGCACCTGATACATATGCTAGAAGTCCAGCAGCTGTGTTATCTGCTGTTGCTGTCAAAAGTGAGCAAGATGATCCTAAAACTCCTGCAACATATGAATCTGTGGTCTTTGCATAAGCAAATTCCATTTGACGAACTAATTCATCAAAGAATGCTGGAGATGAACGATCTAGAAGTTCAACTGAGAATGTTTGTCCGCCAGCAAATTTTTTAACATCAACAGAAACGAATGATGAAGTCATATCGGTTGTGTCGATTGCTGCTGCCTCTGCCTCTAGGGTAGTTGTTGGCACAGCTGTAATTTTAGGAATTTCGAATGTCATACCAGCAGCAGGAAGTGTGCCACGAGATAGAGCATCGATTAATCCACGATCAGCATTTGACAGACCATTGATGATCTCTGTTGATTGTGGTGTTGGAATTAAGCCAGCAACTGTGCCGGTTGTGTCAGCAGCCATTACATATTGACGGCTTTCCTCTGAACCTAGTGCAGCACGAACTGAATGCTCCAAGTAAGTTGCTTTTGAATTGATTGGTGAGCGTGGCTTTGTATAGGCAACAGACTGAGCTGCCACTACGACCACAGGCTCAGACTTTGCAGCTTCTACCGCTTCGGTTGCGATAGGAGCATCTGAAGTAATATCAGACACTTTGTCCTCCTGTGTTGTTTGATCCTCAGCGGTTGCTTCGGAATTCTCTGGTGTATTTGTTGCAACTACCGATTCAACTTTCGCTGAGGCAATAGCCGGATCAGACACCAAACTGACTTCTTGTAAAGAACTTTTTGAAATAACCATTGCGCCATCTTTGTTATCCCATGCATCAACCATTACGCCAACAGAAAATCCATCTCTTAATCCTGTGGCTGCTTCCTCAAGAGCATCATCAGCTGCAAAAGTCTTTGCAAGTTTAAATGTGCCTTCTAAACCTTGATCGTTTGCAGTAATGTCAATTAATTTACCCAATGGGCGTGTTTTGTCATGCTCTAATAGCAATTTGACAGGCTTTGAAAAATCAATGCTGTCTTTAGCAAATACAGTTTTGCCGGCTGAAGTATTTCCAGCCTCATTCCAACTGACAATCGTTCCAGAAATAGTTCGCTTATTTGTATCAGCAGCGGTTATGGTAATTGGGAAATTAATCTTCATCGGATTAAGTCCTCCTCTTCTTGGATTTGCTCAACGCTCATTGCGCCAATGCGATTTAGGATTTCATAAACTTGCGCACGCTCTAATGCTGAGCCACGCAAAAAGTCGTCTATATCTACACGAACCTCCACGCCGTTGGGTACGAAATCCGCAGCGGACAGGCGTTGCTCAATCGGTGTTATGATGTTTCTTAAACTAAAATCAATTAATGCTTTACGCTCCATAATAGTTGTGCTGTATGTCATGCTAGTAGTTTCAGCAGATAAGAATGATGCCGGAATACCAACTGCTCTTGCAATTTCTGTTGCGAGATATTGGCGTGCTTCATTTAATTGCAATTTTTGTGGATCAAAGCCAAGAGCGTTTAATTCAACATCAGCATTTAAGAATGCAGTTGCTCTTGTGTTTCTAGCAACTTTCCATGATTCCAAAAGTTTTGTGATTCGCTCTGGAGTTAGGTTTGTGCCATTTGATTTTAACACCATTGTAGGAACTGGCTCTTTAGCGTATAATTCCGCAGCCTTTTCCAATTCTTGTGCAGCTCTTATTGTGCGACCGGCTCGATTTAACACACCTTCATCAAGTCCGCTAAATACAACTAAAGATCCAATTCCCGTTGCTGGAACATGCATTCCATCAACCATGTAAGAAGTGATCTCAGTTTGATTTGCATTTAAGTTATATGAAACTCGATCTGGTGCAACTCTTGTCCATGCACGCACTCGACTATTATCTGATGCAGCATAAGAATCTAATACTTGTCCATAAGCAACGCCATGAAATAATAAATCCTCAGCAATCCATGCGTATATGGCTGACCCTGCAACTCTTGGATCTGGTTGCATAATAACTCTTGGTGGATCAATATGTTCTTTTGTAAAATGATTATAAGTTTCTAAAGGTAGCGAACCAATTGTTGAGCAAATTATATTTCGTGCTCTTGCAACAGATGGCACAGACATTGCTTGTTCTCTTGTCGCTGTTTGTGCGCCATAAAATAATCCGCCAACGGCTGATTGCAAATTGTAAGGAGTGTTGGCTGCTGCAACATCTACTGTTGGTGTGATTGCGGTATTTGTGATAAATCGGTCGAATAATCCCATTAGCACATAATATACCATAAATGCAATTTATCCGACTTGAATATCAATTTCCGTTTCTTGTTGTGTCGCAAAATATGTTGCTAAAGCCGAAGCGACAGCTGCACAAACTGCCACTCGACTTGCACGCCTTCCGATGATCCATGACCCATCCCCATAGGGCAGTTTCGCAGCGGAAAGTGTTTGTTGGGTCAGTTCGTCTTGACCTCCATGCTGTAATCGATGGGAATTGATTGCGCCCAACCACCGATCACAACTTTCAGCATATATCGCCCCATCCATATCAGTAATGGGAATTCCAGCGGGAACTAGCCGACTTGCGACAGCTTGTGCAGTCCTCTTGGAATAAGCGACAGTCTGAACATTATATTTTCTTACATAAGGTGCAATATCGTTTGCAACGGCTAAATCATTAATTGAATAATCATTCGACCAAGTATGAAGTAAAACTAAATTAAATCTTTCTCCTGATAGTTTTTGAGTTGCGACCAATGCGCCAAATTTACGATCTGGACTTAAATCTAATCCAAACCAAGTTTCCTTTTCAGGATCTAAAGGTATTGGATGGGTCTGACACAATCCCCACTTTTGTGCATCGATCGCTGAATTGATTGTATCTACCCATTGTGCCAAAACCTCAGTTCGCACAATATCAGGCGGATCATTAATAACTGCTTTTAAGTTATCTGGATGAATTGTTATTCCCAATGATGGATTGGCTTGAGCGAATGCACTCCAATTAATCTCGCCTGACGGAAGCAAGATCGGAGCATCAGGTTCTGCACTCCACTCAAACCAACCAATCGGATCGTTGGTTGTAGCTGAAGCCAACGCCCTCTCACGCAATTTGTTTAGGATTACGGAATGTTGATCTCCTGCTGATGAATAAACCCATACTTGCGGATTTTTAGCAGCCATCATTGAATAACGCATTGACGACCAAGCATCTTCATCTTTGTATTCTCTTAATTCATCAAGATGAATTGTTTCAGGTTTGCTCAAACCTCTAGCTGCATTATTCGCAGCCTTTACGACAAACCTCCTATTGCCAAATAATTCAATTTCCTCAGCACCATGTTGCCAACGGATTTTCTTTACTTCCTTTTCCAGTTTTGGATTCGCTTCAATCAAAGCAACAATCTGTCTAAATGTTTCAAGTGAGGTTGTCAGTCTGTGAGCTGATGCAAGCTGTAATCCTTCGCCCCATACAAACATGCCAGTCAAGATTCGGAGCATCATCAAAGTGCTCTTACCTTGTTGTCGTGCCATAATCAAACCAAGTTCAGAATGCGCCCAACGACCATCCTCACGCACCTTATGCCCATGAATACAAACGAAGCGTTGCCACTCCATGAGGTTTATGCCAAGTTCGGTAGCAAGATCAATCATGTCTTGACCTTTTGAAGGTAAATCAGTCAGTTTTGAATGAATACGGGGTGTTTGCACACCTCCTAATCCTGAATAAGTCGGATCACTTAGGATCTCTCCCGTTTGTAGATTAATCAATCCGAACCAATCTGATCGTGAGCGATCGAGGTGTTTTGTGGGTTAGAAAAGGAACG